GGCTTTTTCCACAGCCAATTTGCAAGCTTTTTCAGATTCATGGCAGCAAACTTAAGCTTGACCCAGTGCGAAACACGAGCCAAACCTCTATGGTGTGTATAACGCATCGCGTGTTTTTCCTTTGCATCGCCAAACACGCGCTCTATGCTTTCTTTTCGCAGCTTATAGATCTGCTTACCGCGTTCTGTTTTGCGGAGCTGCTCAACAATATCCAGATATTCCTGCCATATGTGGGTCTGGAGGATCTTTTGCCCCTTTTCATTTGCACCGCATTTTTCTTTGATTGGGCAGTTTACACATCTGCTGGGGATACTTCTATAAGTTCGTTTTCCGTCTTTGCTGGTTGTTGTATGGCGAAGGATCTCATTTCTTGGGCAAATAAACTGGTCATTTTCGATGTCATAACGGTAGTCCCAGGGCTTGAAGCGATTTTTCTTCCCATTGTATCGCGTATATGGCAGAATCGGCACTTTTCCATCGTCTAGAATTCTCTTTGCAATCCATGGTGTTTTATAGCCTGCGTCCATTGTTACAAATGTTACATCAAATTTTCTGGTCACAGCATCGTATACTTTGTCCCATGCTACGGAGTCATGTACATTTCCTGCGGTTACCTCTACACCCAGAATGAATCCATTTCGGTCACATGCTGTGTGTGCTTCATAGGCGAACTGACGTTCATGCTCCCCTTTGACGAACATGCCGCAATCAGGATCTGTTGTGGAAACAGTTTTCGTCACCGTTTCTCCGCCAGTACCTTCATCATCGTCATCATGATCCTCAATAGGCTTCTTTCCCAACTTTTCCCGCTCTGCATTTACTTCTTCCCGAAGCTGAGATTCATATATTTTTGCGGTTTTAGCCACCTGCTGTTTTTGAAATTTCTTCTTATTTGCGCTAGCCTTGATATGCGTACCGTCAATGAATACCATGCTGGGGTCCAATACCCGATTGTTGAGAGCTTTGTTGAGAATATGCTCAAATATTTCACTGGCCAGCTCCGGTGGAAAACGGTTGCAGAACGCATAGCTTACCGTTGCAAAATGGGGAATTCGATCCAGCAGGTTGTAGCCCAGAAACCACCGATACGCTACATTCACTTGAATCTCACGGTATGTCTGCCGCAGTGAGGGAATACCAAATAAATGCTGGATCAATACCATTTTGATCAGCACCACCGGATCTGTTCCATTCCTGCCATTGTCGTGGCAATATAGCGGACTGAGCCGTTCATACAGCCATTTGTAGTCCATGATTTTCTCTACCTTGCGCAGTAAATGGTCTTTCGGTACGAGCTGCTCCATATCTACCATTACGATTTCTTCCCGATGATTTTCCTGCCACATTTCCATTCCCCTCACCTCTTTCTTTATTATACAGAAAGCTCCCGCACTTGGCGAGAGCTTTTTTGACATGCTGGAAAAATCCCCCACCGAAAGGTGGGGGATTTTTTGGCTCATGTGGAGTTATTTATCCTTAACAGTTTTCCCCTTTGCATACCCGAGAGAAAACGTGCCCTGCTGTGGGAGTGTGAGGCCAGTGCCGGATTGCTCCGCCTCGAGATCTTCCAGCGACACATCGTCAAGGAATTCGGCGCAAAGGCTGTTGAGTTCCGGGGTCATTACATGTAGCTGGTGGGCCAGCTTGATAGCCTTTGCAATCTCCGTCAGTGGACGATGCAGGGCGTTCTGATATTCTGCGTCATTCGCCCCATGCGGACGGGTTGCGTCGGTCAGGGCGCGGTAAAGCTGGCCAAATTGATAGATCGTATGTGTTGTCATTACTTACTCCTTTCTGGTGGCGATGTCTAATCTGATGATTTTGGATGGCGAGTTGGATTTTCCGCGCTTATAATCTGCGTTTTGGTTGTGCCGTTTTCGGACTAAGGTGGCGCACTCTTTAGAGCACGTAACGCTCGGCGTGCCTTTTGGCACCGGTTTACCACAAATTACGCAAAGCGTTACAGCATCCTTCCGTGACTCGTAGTGCTCATCCTTATGCTGAGCAAAGTACTCACGAGACGATGCACGGTCGATGTCTTTAATCGCGTTTTCGGCACAGGCGGGGCAATAACGCTGACGGCCGCTGTTTACGGTATATTCTTTTCCGCACACAGCGCATACATCTATGCTTCCGATTTTACGAGCTGGCCCTTTGCGTTTGTATTCAGCATCCTGCCGTCTCATTCTTTCGAGACGGCAGGATGGACAATACCATGCTCTTGGGCCTCCGTCAAATACGGCACCGCATTGACAACACACCCTCTCGCGGATTACGTCCCGTTTAGATGCATCTGCGCACTCTGGGCACAGCCGCACAGCCTTGCCAGCTGCCGAGAAGATTTTCTCACAGTTAGCACACTTTCTAAGTCTCAATTTTACAAGCCTCCATACGTCATCACGCCGAAGATCAATATTCGACCCACTGACCGTAATATCCAAACGATCCGTAGTCGATCAACACATCATCCTCATCTTCTGGTGCGCATCCACACCAAGGCAGTTTTGCGACGCGCTCAAACTCGTTGCCGTCGTATGTCTCGATTGTTACGTCTTGCTGTGTGTAGCATACACCGCTCTCTGCTGCTTTCATCGCGTCTTCCAGGTCGCCGTCAAACCATTCATTTCCGGCACCGGTGTGGTAGTTGATGTAATATTCCATCTTGTTGTCCTCCTTGATTGGGTATCTCCCTAATAATTACTTTTTTCGTCTCCGCCCAAGGCCAGCACAGCCAGCCTGAGCAGCGGAATCACATAGGCCGGTGGCTTTCTGTCTCCGGTCTCCCATGAAAGAATGGTTCGCGCCGGAACGCCTGTTTTTTCTGCAAATTTTTTCTGTGACAATCCGGTGCTGGCGCGTAACGCCTTAATCTGTTCTGCTTGTTCCATCATTCTGCCTCCTTACACGTCTTTTGCGGGGCTTCTGCTTTTGCTACGCTGGGTCATAAAGAGTTTTTTCGTATTGTTTGTATGCGAGGATTACGGTTTTGAGAATGTCTTCTGTCCTTTTCGGTTTTATAAATGTGCTTCCGTAATATTTTTTAAGAGCGGACAGGTACAAAAGATTCTCGTCAAATAGCGCATTGAGTTGCGACTGAATATCTCTTGCAGGCTGGGAATCGTGGCCTGGAAGATCACAAACCTCTTTTATAGCAATAAGCAGGTTGTCGGTGCGCTTGCGGTAGTACGCAAGGATATCTGTCCTACAGTTATCCAAAAACTTATCTCGCATTTCTACTTTATTTGCTTCGCCCATGTCAAAGCCTCCTTGAATTGTTTAGTTGTTGTCTCCCTGAACTGCCCTTATCATATTACACACGTGTGTAATTGTCAAGCCCAAAATGATATTTTTAAGAGATTTTTATGGGATTTTTTCCGCATGGTGGATGCAAAGGGGGCGCGGTATGATAGAGCCAGGAGGTGAGGCGGATGGCATATGGGTATGGAGCCTACAATGCCCCGTATCAGGGCTATGGCAACTACTACAACCAACAGCCCCAGCAGATGCAGAAATATGAGTTGGTCCATGTAAAAGGCCAGGGCGGAGCAAATGCGTTGGTCAACCAAATGGCCCCAAATAGCGGGGTTGTTGCAATGGATGATACAGCACCACTTGTGTGGCTCTGTCAGGTTGACGGAGCCGGGTGCCGAACCACACAGCCGTTTGATATATCTCTGCATCAGGAGACACCGGAAATTGACGTAAAAACGCTCGAAAAGCGAATTGCAAGATTGGAGGCAGCAATCAATGACAAACCCGATGAGCCAATTCCTGCGGCAAAGCCAGCCGCAAAAACAGCAAGCAAATAACCCGCTTGCCATGATTTCAGAGTTTCGCAAGTTCGCCGCCGGAATGACTCCGGAAGGGGCGAAACAGCAGGTGGAACAGATGCTTGCATCCGGACAAATGACGCAGGAGCAGTTCCAGCAGCTCAAGCAGCAGGCAACGGCATTTTCCGAATTTTTGAAATAACCCCGGAGCGCTACGGTGTTATATAAAATCTAACGACAAGGAGTGATTTTGTGGAAAACTACAGTCTTTCCGATCTGGCAGCGGTAACAAAAGACGCTGACGGGATGGCAGGCAACGGAGCATGGTGGATCATTATCCTGTTCCTGTTTGTCATTATGGGCGGCGGCTGGAACGAGTTTAACCGCCAGAACAGCGGGGAGCTTGATCGCTATGCAACTGCGGCCTCTCAGCAGGAGATTCTGTTTGGGCAGCAGTTTGGACAGATCAACGACCGGCTGTCCAACCTGGGCAACGGAATTTGCAACCTCGGCTATGAAATGCAGAGCAACATCGGTCAGCTTGGGAAAGAGGTTGCGCTTGCGCAGGCGGGCACCAACACCACAATCATGCAGACCGGAAACAATATCCAGTCTCAGATTGCCCAGTGTTGCTGTGACAACAGACTGGCAACCGCCAACCTGTCCGCACAGATTGACCGGCAGACCTGCGATATTACCACGGCGATCCACGCAGAGGGTGAGCAGACCCGGGCACTGATGCAGGCAAATGAGATTCAGCAGCTGAGGGACAAGGTATCAGCGCTGGAAGCGGACAACCGTATGTACGGCGTTGTCCGTTATCCCAACGGTTACACTTACACAGCTGGGCCGTCCCCCTTCTGCGGCTGCAATAGCGGCTGCGGGTGCGCATAACCAATAATCAACCGCTCTAACAGCGATAAGCCCGGGGCGGAATTGCCCCGGGCATTTTTGAAAGGAGAACACTATGAGTTGTAACAACCGACTGAAAAACAGCCACTACAAATCCGCCCAGAACGCTTATAACGACGCATCACAGGCGTTTGTTGCCACCGGAACCCCCGTATCCGTGCTGGGCGTGCTCAACACGGATACAGGATGCTCCATTGATACGGTTACGGGAGGCTTTCAGATCAACTCCTCCGGGCTGTATCGTGTGGCCTATGACGTGACGTTTGCGCCGTCCGCTGCCGGCGTAGTGGTGCTACATGGGTTAAAAGACGCGGCAACACTGCCATGCCTCAACGCGCAGGAGACGGTAGCGGCTGACGCTGTGTACACGATCCACGCAGAGACCACCATCTATATCCCCGTGTGCTGCAACGGAACGCCGACAATCAGCGCCACTCTCGGCGGCGTGGCGGGTACCATCTCACACGTCTGCGCTAGTGCGGTCAAGTTGGCATAAGGGGGCAGCGCAATGAAAACCAAATTGAGGGAGTACAAAGCCAAACTGGAACATGAGTTGGCCGAGTACCTGGCACAGCCTGTAGGCACTCGATCCATGGCGGCTGTTGATGCTATGATTGAGTGCTGGGAGCACGTCAACGACATGGAGGGCTGTGTCTGCAACGCGGAGAAGCTCGACGGGCACGTCCTGGAGAAGTGGAACACCCACATGAAAAACGACGATGGCAGCACCGGCGGACATTGGACGGTAGCACAGACCACCGATGCGGCAAAAACCGCAGGGGTAGTGATGGAACACATCACGCCGGAGGAATGGAATGCCGCCATGAATATGATGTACTCAGACTATTGCAGCGTGGCAACAAAGCACGGATGCAGTAAGGTGGATTTTTACGCAGACCTCGCAAAGGCGTTTTTATTTGACAAGGACGGGCCGGGGCCGGAAGCCAAGCTGGCAGCGTATTACCACGGGATTGTGGCGGGATAAAAATAAGGAGAGGGGTTAACCCCTCTCCTTATTTTTTACGTTCGCGCAAAACGGAAAACGCCGCAACAATAAAAATGTTGGGTACATTTGTTGGTACGCCAGATGCGGTACCCATAAATGTACCCAAAGACCATTTGCCGGTATCGGGTGATTTTACAAGGGACGCAACGTTGGACTTCGTGATTGGGCCGTCGCCTGGGGCGGGGCCGTCGTCAAAAATCGTCCATATTTTTATTGTATCGGGATAGACCTCAACGCGGAGGACGGTGGCCAAAATCGCGGAGGGGTTGTCCTTTGCGCTTTTTATCAGTTTATCCAGGAGCGGGGCAAGCTGCTCGTCACGGAGGCTGGAGTGTTCGACGTTTGATTTTAACAAAGCGATTTCTTCCGCAACCTGGGCTTTTTTAGATTCCAGCGCGTTTGTACGCTCGATTAGGGCCGGAGAGGTCAGGCCAGCCATAACGGCGTCCAGCGCTTTTTCTATCTGGGATGCGAGGTTGTCATACTCGGCCTGCAACTCTTTTAATTTCGGGGCAGACATCTTCAGGAGGCTATCGCGCTGGTCTCTAAGGACGCTCAACAGCTTGTCACGGGATTTTGGGGCGCCTAACATGGAAAGCACAGCGATTGCTACGGTATCCTCCAGCTCGTCTTTTCGGATGCTCATGCCGGAGCAACCCTTTCCGCGCTGCTTTGTGGCGCATTTGTAATATTCATATCGGTCGCCACCACGAGCGGGATATTTATAGTGGATCGTCATAGCACCGCCGCACGTTCCACAAAAAATCTTTCCCTTCAACGGTTGTTCCACTGCCGTAACCCTCTTTCCGGTATTTTGATGTTTATTTGCGGCAAGCCTCGCCTGGACGGAATCAAACAATTCTTTCGAGACAATGGACGGGCACTCTATTTCCAGGTGTTCGCCGCGTGCGGCGTGGGCGTTCCGGGTGCCGTCATAGCTGACCGGTTTTCCACCGAATAACGACCGGCCAACATACTTCTCATTTTTCAGCAAATCGTGGATGCTATTTTTCCCGAACGCATTGCCACGTTTGGTCTTCAGACCGCGCCGGTTCAGCTCTGCAATGATGTCAATGTAGCTTTGACCGGCGGCGTACAGCCCAAAAATCAGGCGGACGGTTTCAGCCTCCGCCTCGTCGATCACAAGACGCTCATTTTCCACCTTATAGCCGAGTGCCGGGATACCACCTGTATGCTTGCCGGATTTTGCCCGCTGCCGCACACCCTCCCTAACCTTCTGCTGTGTTTGCAATACCCACATCTGGTTAAACAATGCGGTAACGCCCTCGTTGAGAAAAACAGCCGGGTCGTTAAGGTCACCGCCTACCGTAGGCTGCGTGACCGATACAACGTGTACGCCGATGCGCTGAAGCGCTTCGCGGAACTGGAACCAATAGACCATATTCCGGAACATACGGGACTGGTCATAAATCACAACGGTGTCAGCACCGCCGGCATACAACGCCTGCATCATGCGCTGGTACTCCGGGCGGGTCTCCTTCATGCCGGAAATCGCCCGATCGGCAAACACGTCCAGAACCGGGAGGCTCTGCCTTACACACCATTCCCGGCATCGATCTACCTGAACCTCTATACTGGCCTCGGACTGGTTCTCGGTGGAGTACCGGGCTAAAATATAAGCGCCATGCGTCATAGCATACAAGCCTCCTAAAATTATCACGCGATCATGGACATCATTTTGGACGATGTATCCAGATTCTACATTTTTTCGTTGACAAACCGGAGGACATTGTATACAATAAAGATGCTGATTCCTCCAAGACATGGTTTTCAACAGGCTATGTTTTGGCGTCCTCCCCGACGACTGGAAAGCAAGACCGTTTCGGCGCCCACCGCCGGGACGGTCTTTTTTTATTTACTGCATGATCCCAACGTCTGGGTGCATGATGTCCCAAATGAGATAAATGAGCAGGCAGGCGGTCACACCGATTAACAGGACGGTGACGATTGCCGCCCAGAGGATCATGATCTTAATCGTGTGGGATTTTCGCTTAATTTCGGCTTGCTGCTCATCAATGGTATGCTGCAAATGCTCAATCTGGGCGGAACGCTCGGCGATTCCATGCTGACGTTCCCGGTCAATTTCTTCCCGGGCGGCGAGAAGAGAGTGGAGCGCGTCCAAATCCTCACGGGGGACGGTATCCGGGTCATAGGCGTTCCCGATGACCGCACGGGCAACCGCCTGAATATTAACCGGGCGGCACTGCACCGCCTCTTCCAGCGGGGCAGTGAGAATCTTACGGACGGTATTCAGGCTGATTGGTTCGCCAGCGGAAATGCAGGCGTCCACAATCTGCTGATAGGTCAAAGACTTTGCTTCCTTCATTTTACGAATTTTTTGTAGCAGTTCTATCTGCTGAACGGACATTATGGACACCTCATTTCTAAAATTGGAAATTTTGCACATAAAAGTGCAAAGTTGAACGCAATTTGCACACTAAATGGTACAAAAATGGTATTGAATGGAAACTGAAACAGTGGTACGATAAAACCAGCAAGGGACACTGCGGGGAGGTGGGCGAAATGAAGCAGTGCCATGAGGATTATCCGCCGCCGGAAGCGGCCCCGGAGGGAGAACCGGCAAGGAGAAACCACGGGATAACACTCCGTAATATTATAGCAAAATCTGATATTTTGTGCAATCGACAAATCAGACAATAAAAAAAGAAAAATATGGAGAAAATGAAATGGAGACATACCGACAGGAGATCAAACGACTGGTGGACCAGTGCCAGGACGAACGGGATTTGTGGTTAATCATGAGATTTGCACAGCTGCGGGCGGAAAAAGAATAAACAAAAGGAGCGGGGTTCATCCCGCTCCTTTTGGGTCAATCTTCGCTTTTCTTGGGTTCCTCCGGCTGGCGGAGCTGGGCGGCAAGGGCGTTCTGCGCGTCAAGATTCCGCTGGAGCAGGTTTATGACCTCGCCGAAGGCGTAGATAAAAAGACAGGTCACCGCAGAAAGGCAGATACCGGAAATCGCAACAGACCAGTTGTAATGGGATACAGGCTCCTCCCAAGAGTGCTCGGCAATCTCCACAATGGCAAGAGAATTACCGAGGATGAGAGAGGAAACTACACCGGCAATGCCGACGATAAAGGCAATTACCTTCAGGAAGGATGCGGTAGAGTTTTCAGGAATATATTTTTCGGTCATGGTAAATCTCCCCTTTTTATTAGATATAGCGAGAATAACACAAACAATCAAAAATGGCAACAGATGGGGACAAATCGACAGGTCAAAGAACAAAAGGAATGGAGCAGGGCGAACCCTACTCCATTCCTTTTACTAGCTTCTGCATGAGTGCGGCGGCGGCTTCCCAATCTTCCGGGGTGAACGCAGCTAGAGAAGAAATAAAACGCTTCCGGATGGATTCCGGCTGATCCTCAAGGACGGAGTTGAAGAATTTCATGATAACTTCATCCTTCGGGCGCTGTACCTCCATAGGACCTTCGCCGGTTCTTAACCACTCCTCAGAGATGTTGAAAGTCCGGCAAATGCTGACCATGGCGGTATCAGCGGGGACAACCTTGTCTTTTTCCCACGCAGAGACGGTGTTTTGCGCAGCTCCGATCTTATCACCAAACTCGGTCTGATTATAGCCAGACTGGGATCGGATGAAACGAATTCTGCTGCCAAGAGACATCAAATCACCTCCTGTCTGAATATATAATAGCAATAAAAGATATAAAAGTCAAGAAAAAATCAAAAAAAGCTATTGACAAATAGCTATTATAGATATATTATAGCTACAGAAGATAAAACGAAGGAAGGAGGGGTGGTGATGAAAGAGAAGATTAAATACATCATGACGGGAATCGCCTGTGCGACGGCAATCGCTGCGGTAATTGTCACGGCGACGCTGGGGACAAACAGCGGCATTACAGTCAACCAGAAAATTATGCTTTCGACATCGGCGTTTTCGGTGGGGATGTGTGCGTGCAACCTGGTCTACCTGATTGCATTACAGATGGACGGAAAAAGAGAAAACGAACGTCAGCACGGCAACCAGAAGGGCAAGCGCAGAAAGCACGATTGAGATACGGGAATAGAACGTAGAACTCTTATCGGACTTCGACAAAAGGTCAACCTGCTTTTTGAGCTCTGAAATCATAACTGATTCGGGCGAAGGAGATTTAGAAGCGGAGCGGGCAGCGGAGGAAGCAACAGAGAGGGAACGACGAAGCTGCTGGTTTGTATTATTGGGAATGGATTCGATGTCGCGGGGCATTTGGATCACCTCCTTTCAGTGGGATTTTACCACGGAGACGGAGGGAGAGCAAGAGGAAAGGAGGGAGAACATGAGAGTAGTAATTAACGGAACGGCAAAAGAAATCGCTGCCCTTGTAGTGGAATTGCAAGAGCAGCGGGAGCTTGAAAAAAGAAGAAGGCTGGAACGCATCGTGTCGCTCAACTTTACCGAGGACTGTGCGAATTCTCAGAAAAAATAGCGTCGAGTTTTTTAAGCGCAGACTTACTATATTTCAAGGAATCCATGACAGCGCGTTTTTCGGTCAAGGGAATGGACGAATCGGACAGAAAAGATTCGCAGTCTTCGATCTGGCTTTCAAGCGCGGTATAAATGGCAGCGAGTTCGTTCATTAGGAATTCAACGTTTTTTGCAGGCAATGCGTGACACCTCCTTTCAGGGGGATTGTAGCACAAAGCGGGAGAAAGGACAAGAGAAAGGAGGATAAGGTGGTAGTAAAATTCGATCTGAAAAGCCCGGAGCAGATACAGGACACCGCAAAAGCATTATCGGGAGCGATTAATGAGCTGAACAAAGCAATTCTGCGGGTGACGGACTTGACGGAAGCACTGCGTTTGGAGGCAAGAGGAATGGGAATTGAAATTATGGATACGACGAAAGAGGTGAATTAAATGTCTGAGCAGGAAAAGAAAATGGCTGAGGTGATTCGGGAGGGATTCCCGCAGCTCAGCGAATTTGACAAGGGCTATTTTTTAGCAAAGATCGAGGAAGCGGCAGAAAAGGCACAGAAGAAGGAGGACAAGAATGAAGAACTGGAAGAGAGGAATTAAGCTGGCGGCGGTCAGCACCATGTGCGTATTGGTGTTGAGCGGATGCACAAAAAGCTGCATGGTGAGCCACAATGTGTCGAAGGAAGCCAACAACTTTAACGTGGAGCGGAAGATCACGGTAATCAACGTGAGAAATAACCAGGTGCTCTATGAGCTGACGGGAACCTTCTCCATGGAGAACAACGATAAAAACGAGCTGACAATTATCAGCGAAGTAGGAAAGGACATATACAAAAAGGACTTTATCTATCTGAGCGAATGGACTACCTACATTGTACAGGACGTGTCCGGGGCTGATGTAGACCCGTACCACTATGAAGTATCCATCTTGCCGGAATCGCTGCTTGGCGGCGCGGTAAAGCCGACACTGGATTGAGGGAAAGACATGAAGGTAGCAAGGAATAATCCATATGACCTGATGGGAAATGATCCGGATTTTCTGGCAGCAGCCGTATATGCGGACAAAAAGCGCTTTATCCTGAACGGGGAGGCAACGGAAGACAAATACTGGCCCGTGTGGACGATGCTCCACACGGTAAAGGCCTGGCGAATTGAGGACAAGGTGCTGGTGATCGAGCTAAAGGGGGATGATGGAGCATGATTGAGGTGAGACGGTCGACACGGGAAATCATCCGGGCCGACCCTATCAGCCCCAAGGATCGGGAGAGAGCATGGCTAGAGTTCATCCGGGCAGCTGGCCCAGAGGCAATCAAGGAGGCACTGAAAAAAGATGAACGCGCCGTGTAAGGACTGCCGGGAGAGAACTGGGGTATGCCACGACAGCTGCGAGAGGTACATAAAGTTCCGCAGGGAGCGGGAGAAAATCAGAGCAGCGAAGGAACAGGAGAGAATCCGGAGCAAAACGTATAAGGCACTGGTGCCGTACAGAATCCGGGGGGAGCAATAAGGAGGACACGACAATGGAAGTAACGCGAGAAGAAGCAAGGAAAATCGTGCAGGAGGCAATTGAGGAGAACCGGGACAGAATCCGGGCGGAGAAGGCAGAGGCGGCATTGCAGGCGGCAAACGAAGCCTGGGACAGAGCGTGGGAAAAGGCAATGCCGAAGTACCAGGCGAAGGAGGCAGAGCAGCGGACTATGGGAATTGTGCATTGCGGGAAGACGAGAGCGGAGGAAACTGAGCGCGTGAAGGAAGCAGGCGCGTGGAGATTCCTTTACGGGGTCTGCACCGGGGCCTTGGGGGTGTTGATTATTGCCTGCACGGTGATCCTGACCAGAATGCTGTAAACAGCCGCCCGCATGAGCGTCATCATGCCAACCGGCCAATGGCTGGTATACACTCCTATCTATGTGGGTGCTCCCTCGTGCCAGGGGAGCACCCGCGAAAGGGGAAACAATGAGAGACGTGTATTTCCGGTGCAGTCAATGCGGAGGCCGGATTCTGGAGCCGGACAGAAAGACGCATACATTCCGGGAGACGGACGTTCCGCTGCGCTGCATTATGGGGAAAACGAAAAAACTGTACGGGGGAATCCTGTGCGAGAAATGCCGAGGAGGACGAGAAATGGACAACGGGAAAAACTTTGACGGATATCTGGCCGCCAACGGCTTGCCACCGCTGGAGAAGGAAACTCTGCTAAGGATTTTTGATGTGGCTGAGGATAAATTCGATTCCTGGAACGTAAGCAACAGGGAGTTGCCGGAATCGGTGAATCTCGGGGATCTGGACGACACGGAACAGGAGATTGCTGGGGCGCTTCCGTCCCTTTACCTATGTGGGACGGCCATGCAGGCGTATGGGACGACGGAGAATGGGGTAATTTTCATCCGGAGTGACTACATGAGCCCACTGGACGGAGAAACAGGGCTGGAATTTTACATTCGGAAAAACGGAGGCACGAATTATTTGGCGGTGAAATCTGGGCTACTCTTACAGGCCGTGATCCTGCCGGAGCAATTCATCACGAAAAATTTCCTCGCGCTGCTGAAAGAACTGACATTCAGGTGTGGGAAGCAGCTGGTTGAGAACTACGCATTGAATTACAAGCTGACTATTGACGAGATGGACAACTGCAAGTGGGGGAATTCCGCAGAGGAAACCACGCGAGAATCAAAGGACGAACAGATATCAATCGACCCGGAGGAGGGAAAATAGTGAAATACAACATCTACCGGCTGAAAACAGAATACGGAGAACCGGGAGAGCTGCTGCTCAGGACAGAAGATCGGGTGGAATGCATGAGAAAGGTTGCCGAGATGATTAAAGAGGGAGAAAGCGCGGCGACGATCAAGGTCATTACGGATTATGAGCCGGTGGAGAAGAAGGGCCGGGAGGTATGGAGGTATTACTACTGAAATGCAAATCGACGATATCTCAAAATTGCCGGAACGGTATCAAAAGCAGATTATGGCGAAAATGGCAGAGCGGGAGCGGGGGAAACCGGCTCCCGCCCAGAGGCCAAAACCCGGGAAATATCGGAACGTCAAAACGGAAGAAAACGGAATCAAATTTGACAGCAAAAAGGAAGCGAAACGATATCTGGAGCTGATGGCAAGGCAGGAAGCGGGAGAAATTGACGATTTGAGGCTACAGGTCAACTTTACGCTCCAGGAGGCATTCACAAAGCCAAACGGGGAGCGGGTGCGGGCTATCGTATACAAGGCTGATTTTACTTACAAAAAACGAGACGAAAATGGCAGGTATACATTATATATAGTAGAGGATGTAAAATCGAAGCCAACGAAGACCAGGGCCTATGAGATCAAGAAGAAACTGATGCGGGAGAAATTCCGGATCGAGGTGCAGGAAGTGCAAGAAAATGGAGCGCAAAAAGAAGCAGGGGGAAACCCCTGAATCAGGCTTGTAAGGTGTATTAAGTCAAGAACAAGGGGGGAGCAGGAATGATAGGGAAAACAATCTACCGGCTGAAATATTACCGATGCGGCGAGTACCTGGATGCATACTGCTATCCTGTTGTTCCATGTGCGAAACCGATCCCGGGGAAGCGGACGAGAAAAAGGGTGAGCCGGGAGGTACAAACAAAACTCAACCAGAGACACGCGAGGGAACGGCTAACCAGGATCGTCAATACAAATTTTAGCTGGGAAGACCTGAGCATAACTCTTACATACCGGGACAATCCGGCGACCAAAGAGGAAGCAGTAAAGGAACTGCAAAAATACATCCGGAAGCTGCGGGCGCAGTACAAGAAAGCCGGGATCGAGCTGAAGTACGTATGGCAGATGGAGAAAAGTAAAAAAGGGCGCTATCACGTCCACATGATCCTTTCCGGTGGGATTGACCGGGACAAGCTGGAAAAGCTCTGGGGGAATGGGTATGCCAACTCAAAGCGGCTGCAATTTGACCAAAACGGGGTGGCTGCACTGGTGGGGTATATCACAAAATCTCACCACAACAAGGACGAGGAGCGGATCACGTACAAAGCGTGGAACGGGAGCCGGAATCTGATTGATCCGGAGCCGGAAATCAGTGACACGAAGGTCAGGAGCCGGAAGAAGGCGCTGGAGCTGGCGGACGGAGAATTTAATGCGTGGAACGAAATCTTCCCAGGATATGAAATCGCGGACATCAACCAGTTTCACTCCGACGAGTACGGGAGCGTTTACCTGTTCGCACGGCTCTACCGGCGGGACGGGAAACGGATGCCGCCGAAACGAAAAGTTAAGAAATAAAATGCCGGGGCAGGAAGCGAGTGGAGATCCTCCTCCTCCACAGAAGGCCGTTCAAATCGGCCTCCCGGCTAAATACACCAGGGCCGAGCGGCGGACACAGGCACCACGACGGATGAATGCCGGGGTGCAACTCACAAACGCAATACACGTCCGGGTGGTGCAACTCCATCCTCTGGTTCCAGGGACGAGAGCAACGGGACATCAGACCGCCAGGCCCCGGCGGAATACAAAAAGGGGCCGCAGAAAGGAGACGAATATGGGCAAAAAAATCGTAACAATGGACGCGACGAAAAGCCAAGGGGGCAGTGCGCCCATCAGCAACAAAAGTAAAATTGATGGGATTCAAGCGGACTTCTCCCGGGACATCCAGGGCGTGGCAACCAGCTTCGGGGCGCTGCTGGGCATGACAAAATGGTACGGAGATATGTTTCCACAGGCCATGGAGCAGCTGAAAAAAGAGGGCTGCAAATACTGCAACCATCTCCACTGCAAAAAATGCGAGGGGGTCAGCGGCTGGGCCTGGAACATGGGAAAAAACCATGAAAGCTGACTGGTGGGCGCAGGTGCGGATTGCACTGAGGGCCTATACGCGGCGAAAAAAAGAATACGACAAGCTGCCGCCAAGGCAGCGGGCGGAAGTGGATGCTGTAACAGCGGCACTGGAGGAAGTAAAGCGGACGGAGGGCATGGAGCCGGTATACAATATGCTGGAGATGTACCACATCAAGGGGACGCACACGCTGGACGGGGCGGCTTTTGCGGTGGGGTACGGGCATGAGCGGGCGGCACATTACAACCGGCGTTTTATGCGGCTGGTGGCAACAAAGCTGGGGTATTTATACCCCCCCTCCAAAAATTGAAAATTGTTTGCGAGGGTTCCGGGGGAAAAGGATTCCCGGGAACGGGGAAGCGCCGGCAAAAATACAGAGAATTGCCAGAGAAAGCAAACAGAAAAAGTCAGACAGAAAGGAGAACAACATGAGCAGCAGAGTAGAGGAAAGCTACACCGTGGTAGTGACGGTGGAGAACGTAAGGACAGGGGCGGCACAATGTACAAGATACCGGCGCGGCGAAAACGGCGTAATCAAAGTGACGGAAGCAAAAACGCAGGGCGGTTGCGCAGCGGCTTTGGAAATCCTGCGGGAAATTGTAGAGACGCAGGAGGATCGAACGCCGATAAAGGTAAGGAGCCTTGGAGCAGGGGAAGAGTTTGGCGTATGGTATGAGGTCGCGAGGAAAACAAAGGAAGAAGCGCTGTGCCGGGACGGAGACGGGAACTACCACCTGATTACAACGGAACGGGCCGGGGGAAGCAAAGAGGGGCTACAGATTGCGCAGAAGCGGAGCCGGGAACTCATGTCGGAAGATGATGCACGATACTGGGCGCTGGAAAATCTGCGCATGGAAGAATACGAAAAAGCATTTGGAGAAGGATAAAGAAAAAAGCCGTTATGCACTATGCATAGCGGCTTTTTCTGCATGAATGGGAACTTTTTGTCCCGGCAGCGCGAACGGTTGCGCGGCGCGGCGGCGGGAAGAGAATTTTTTTGTTTTTTTGATCCGGACGAAACCGGAGACCTCGCGGGCGAGAGCCGGGAACCGGAGAAAATTTGCGGAACCGGGGGAAACCAGGGGCAGAAATGGGGGAGGTCGACATAACGCCAAAAGAAACCGGCAAGAGGAGAAAATGGGCGCAAATCGCCCGAACCAAAGACCGGGGCAAAGCAGGAGAATAAATAGACACGGGATCACCTCAAAAAAGAGTATAGTTACCCCATACCCGGCACCGGCGGGGCCGGTACCAGGGGAAAAGGGCGCAGTTGCCCCAAACCAGCGAATCCGGGGAGACGGGAAAATGTATATAGGGACCCATTACACGCTGGAACGGGTGGAAATGGGCGCAAAAAGCCCTTACCCGCCGGAGAGGGGGAATTGAATTACCATATGCCATTGTCCAATGTTCCGCAAGAATGTTCTTCAGCCATTCTTGCGGTTATTGCATCTCTTATATAATCTTGCACAGATTGCCCAGCAGCAGCAGCGGCTTCCCTGATCTGTTCTCGTCCGCCCTTGCGCACCGTTAGCAATATTTTATCGTATGATTTGTCACTATACTTTTTTATGCTTGCGTAGCTGGTTTTTCCACTCATGCACATCACCTCTAGCGTATTGTAACATATTGCAGCAATGTATATATATAGGCATAATACACACAAAAAACATTCTATTTTTGGTTAATGCGCATATTGCATATGCATATACATATGCGTATAATAGTAAGCGTAAGGCAAGGGCGGGCAGCCCTTTATGAAAGGAAGTGAGGACATGGACGAAATGACAACGGCTGAACTCAATCAGTATCTAGAGAATATTGCAAAGCTGATTGAAGCGAACGCCAAGGACGCAGAAACCGCCGCCCGGATTGTCCGGGAAAGCAAGGTCAAAGCGTAAAAAAGTGAGTAGCGACACCAGTTAACCAGCCGCTACTCACAATACCAAAAAGGCGTGCGGGAAGCCTTACTCCCGCCGCCTTGATTGTAACAAAGTAAGGCAAAAAAATCAAGGAGGAAATTACAATGAAATATGCAACAATGCGGAAGATGAACCCCGGCGCGCTGGTACTAGAAAGAAGGGGCTGCAACTTTGCAAGTGATGATCCTATCGGGAAATATTCCGATGTTGGCAACTGGAGAATATACACGGAGTTTACAACGGCGGACGGTGTAGAGGTTTGCGGGGACTTTGGAAGAGGATATACATACGATACAAAGGGCAAAACGCCCAAAATTACAAATGATCACGCATTACATGCGGATTTGTGCCGGTATGACAACAATGGGAACTGCTGGGCGTATAGATTGGGTGTGGATGGGAAAAACTACACAATAGCAGATATTTTGGACTCGGTGAACGCAGTAAGCGCCGAAAAATATAATAGTGTGATTTGGGCGGAAACAATAGAAAGCACGACAAAGCCCAATGAAAATTTTACACCAGCGGGAAAGCTTGTTGAATGGGCAAAAAAATATAAGATTGATTATGAATACCAGTATGGCGAAATTGTGTTACTGTGCGCGTTCGGGCGGTACAAATATCATCACTACGAGATTGGGCGCACGCTGTGCGACGGAACGCAGGAGCTTAGATTTGTTATGGTTGATGCTTAAAACAGCATAGCATCAATGACAAAAGCAAAAATTTGTGGTAAGATGGACGAGGGATCAAAAACGATGGAGGTAATTATAATGACGAGAGCAAGAGCAAAAGAGCTGCAAAAAAAGTATGGCATGGAGATCATGCGGCACTACATCACCCGACAGGGGTTTGGACTGTACGTACAGTCCGAGAACAGAATACCAGAGCTTGATGAGCTGGCGGCCGATAGGACTACGCCAATACTGGAAAACCACGTCGAAGAGCCGTATCTCACAACGTATGAGCTGTACTGCCCGACGTCCTGGTTTGATCTATGGGGATGGGCGGACGAGTGACCAGGCAATAAGGAGGACGACAGCATCATTTCTGCGCGGTATAGCGGTTGGAGCGTTGAGGATATGCATTGATTCTGACCGAGCGCCGGACGGGTTCCGGCGCTCCAGTGAGAACCAAAACAAAAACAACAACAGGAGGACGGCAAAACACAGACACACGGAGGCCGCTGAAGGGCGGCGGGAAGGAGAACAAAAAAATGATTAAAATCAACGGGGTAAAAGTGCATGGGCTAAAAGAGGCAGTGGGGCAATATAATTATTTGGTAGAGGCAAGAGGGAGGGCGTACATATTTTTTGACGAGGAGGATGGGGAGGTCTGGGCGTCAAAAGACAACTGGCGGAGGTACCTGAATTGGCACATCGTGGGAGACACCCCGACAAACAACAAGGGCGGGAGAAAGGCGACAATGGAGAGCGTAAAAGCAAGGATAGCGTGGATCACGTCGGAGGAAAGAAAGACGGAGGACAAAAGGCGGGCGGCAGCGGAAGCACAAGAGCTCCGAGAGTGGGCGGCAGCGGCAGAGAGGGAACGCGAGGGGAAATAAGACAAGACAAAATAACGTAGGATGAGCGGGCGCGAAAGCGTCCGCTTATTTTTTTTATTCACTAGGCGCAGCTTAACGGCTGCGCCTTTTTTGCGTCCAGCAGGCAGCAAAAGACCGTACAAAATGCACCACTGCACGCGGCAGAATAAGAGCATAAGGAGGGCGCAGGCGTGGAGGATACCAGGACGCAGAGAGTACGGGAGCTGCTGGAGACCGGAGGAGCACCGGCGTTTTACCGCACGTATATGTGGCAACGAGCAGCGGCGGAGGCGCGGGAATTGCAGCACAACGAGTGTCAGCGATGCAAGCGGCGGGGCCTATACTCCCCGGCAGAACAGGTGCATCACAAAACCCCCCTTTTACGGGCACCACGTTTGGCGCTTGCACAAAGCAACTTAGAGTGCCTGTGCAAGCGGTGCCACGAGGAGATACACGCACAGACAGAGCGAGGCGCGGGAGACTTCGGAGCGCCGCCGGAACGGTGGTAGCACCAGGCGCAAACCGAAAAGCAGTTGGAGATTGCCAGGAGAGGGAGCAAGCAAGGGGAGAGGACGGGCAAGAGATCAGAGCGGGGAGCAGCGGAGCGACGAGGAGCAGAGCAGCAGGCGGCGGAACGCAGAAAAGATAGACGGGGCCGGGGCGGGAAGATCACGAGAGCGCGGCGGCCTTCGGCGGGGCCTGCGGCGGCGGGCCGGGTAGACATAACACACCCCCGCTTCCAAAAACCGGATTTTCTCCGCTGCCTCTAGACCGTGCCCCCTCTCGACAAAAGATGGAGAGCATCGGGTGTGCGCTAAAAAAATCGTGGGGGCGCTGGGAATAAATGGAAATAAAGAGGTGATAACGAAATGGCTACAGGGAAGCCGACACGGGCGGCAGTAAAAAAAGCACTGTTGGAGCGGCTAAAGCAAATGAACGTCTGCGACGCGGCGAACAAAGACCTTCTGGAGCAGTATTTGGATGCGCGGGACAGGCTCATGAAGCTGGAAAATGACTATACAGACCGATGGGACGAGTACGACGAAAACGGAACAAACGGAATCGCTTTGGAAATTGCGAACATGGGGAAGATCATGGACACCATGGGGCTGAATGAGACCACAAAGCGAAGGGAAAAAATCGAAGCGGAAATCCGGGAACAGTTGCAGGCCAAAGGTTTGGGCGGGCCGGTGTTTGAAGATCGGATTTCTCAGTTCCTGGCGCTGTGGGACGCTTTTCAAGAGGCAAATAAAAGCCTCCGGGAGCGGGGCAGAAGCTATTTCACAACCTCCAGTTCCGGCAAACAGTACGAAAAAGACAACACAGCGAGTCGAGATATTGTAACATTTGCAAAAGCCATGCAGGACGCGCTTGATTCCATGGAGATCACCGTGAAGGGGTACACAAATCCGGACGATGATGAGCTTTGAGAATTGATTGCCCAGAAATCACAACTTATCTCGACATGATTGAGCACGACGACGAGTACCCCGTGTGTAAATGGCAGAAAATGCTCGGGAATTTCGTAAAAAATGTTTTTGAAACAGAAAATTTAAGCATAAACCATGAGCAACTAAGCAAATATTTAGGCTATCAAAAGTATTTTCCATACAAACTTTTCGAGTGGGAAATCTTTATGTTTGCGCTCCACAACTGCGTATACCGGGAGGACGGATTGCTCAGATTCCCGGAGGCATTTTTGTACATGGGACGCGGAGGGGGGAAAAACGGATACCTGTCTTTCGAGGACTTTTGCCTGCTGACACCGGTGAATGGTGTGAAGGACTACCACATCGACATTTTCGCGAACTCCGAAGATCAGGCGAAAACGTCCTTTACGGATGTTTACAACGTCATGGAGCGGAACGAGCGGAAGCTACAGAAGTTTTTTAAGTGGAATTTGGAGGTTATCACGTCGAAGCAGACCGGGTCACAGCTGCGGTTCCGGACATCCAATGCGAAAACCAAGGACGGAGGAAGGCCGGGCAAGGTAGATTTTGACGAATTCCATGCCTACGAAAACTATGACGTGGTGCGGGTAGCAAAGACCGGCTTGGGCAAAAAGGAATTCCCACGGAGCACGATTATCACAACGGACGGCGACGTGCGGGACGGGCCTCTGGATCATATGCTGGCACGAAGCAAGCAGATTTTGCAGGGAGCGATTCCGGATAACGGGCTGCTGCCGTTTATCTGCAAGCTGGACGCAAAAGAAGAAGTAAACGAGGAGCGGAACTGGTACAAGGCCAATCCGAGCCTACGGTATTTTCCAAACCTGATGGACGAGCTGCGGCGGGAGTATGCGGACTACAGGATGGACAACATCGGAAATGCCGCATTTATGACCAAGAGAATGAACATCCCGCAGGGAAGCATGGAAACCGAAGTCACCGCCTGGGAGAACATTGTGGCTTGCAGCAGATCGGCAAAACGGGAGCCGGACGTGTGGGTGGCCGGAATGGACTTTGCCCGCACGACAGACTTTGTGGCCGTGGTGCTGTTCGGACTGGCTGGAGATGAATGGGTCTGGCGGCAGCACACATGGGTTTGCAGTCAGTGTAAAGACCTGAGCAGGATCAAGTTCCCGATTCAGGACGCCGTGGAGCGGGGGCTTATTACCTGGGTAGAGGATGTGGAGATACCGCCGGAGCTACCGGCCAAATGGCTGTCCGAACAGATGGCGGTGAAGCGGGTGATCGGCGTGGCAATCGACGACTACCGATTCGGGATCATGAAAAAGGCGCTGGAGGGCATCGGCTTCGTGGCAGGAAAGGACGGAAACATTCTACAGGTAAAGGGGCGGAACATTATGCAAATCGCCCCAAGACTGATTGCAAAGCTGAACCGGCAGCAGGTGGCGTTCGGAGATGATGCTCTGATGCGATGGTACATCAACAACACCAAGCAGCTGCTGGACACCAGAGGCAATATCACCTTCGGAAAGATCGAGCCAAAGACGCGGAAAACGGACGGTTTTATGGCGGCGGTGGCTGCGGTGACAATGGTGGATCGGCTGGAGTTGGAGCAAGCAAACAATGCCATGGGGTTTGGCGTATTTACATTCTAAGTCAAGGAGGCCGGTATGGGAGCATTTCAAAACTTTGTGGACTGGCTGTCGGGCAAAAAAACCGGAGATTACAAAATCGAGGCGGAGCCTGTGGCAGGAACCACAGAAACGGCAGAAAAAATACTGAATATCAAAATGCTTATGATGGCAAGCGCTGCGGGGTATCTGGCGGCGGGGCTGTCTATGTGCCGGTGGCGAACGATCAAGGACGGCAAAGAGGAGAAGGGCGCGGAGTTTTTCCGGCTGAACAACCGGCCAAACGGGAACCAGAGCAAGGCGGAGTTCTGCGCGAGACTGGTATTTTGGCTAGCGATGCAAAACGAGGCGCTGGTGTTTTCACCGAACGGAAAAGACCTATATGTGGCAGACAGCTGGAACGTGGAGCACCGGGGGACACAGACAGATATCTACCGGGACGTGAGCGTGGACGACGACACCAGGACATATACATTCAGCGCCGCAGAAGTCATGCATATCAAGATGGACTGGACGGGGCTTGCCCCACTGCTCAGCAGCATCGGAGACGAGTACGAGACCATGATCGGGACGGCATACGGCGGATACAGGCGGCAAAGCGGGACAAAGGGCGTGCTGAACATCGTGGGGCTGGAATCCGGCACGGAAGCCCAGCGAACGGCGCTAATGAACCGGCTGCAAGCCCAGCTCAAAACGTTTTTCAACAGCCAAAACGGTGCACTGACCCTGAATACGGGCTATACCTACACACCAATTGCGACATCGGCCAGAAACACGAGCGAGATGAACGATATTGCCAATATGACAGACGAGTTTGCCGAACGGCTGGGGCTGGCGCTTCGGGTGCCCGTGGCGCTGATGAAGGGCAGCGTAGAGAATACGGAAAATGCAAGAACCGACCTTGTGATGTTCGGCATCCGGCCAATTGCCCAGGCGTTTGAGCAGGAATACAACGCAAAACGGCTGGGAGAGAAAGAATACACACGGGGGTCAAGGCTGTTTATTGACCCACTGCCAATCCAGCTGGGGGACACCAGTGCCCTGCCGCAGTTTTGCGAACGAATGACCAGTTGCGGGCAGTACAGCGTGGACGAGCTTAGAGACCTGCGTGGAGAGCCGCTGCTGGGGACTCCGGAGGCGCAGAAGCACTATATTACCAAAAACTACGGTCTGCTGGAAAACCCGGATGAAGCGGCGGGACAAGCCGCAGACGGGGCACAGGGCTCTAAGGGCAACGAAATACCGGAAGGGGGTGAGACAACATGATCGTGCCATATCAGTTTGCGGCACCGGCGCAGGAAAGTGAACCGGCTCACCTGTATATTTTGGGAGACATCGTGGAAGGCGCGTGGACGTGGCCAGGAGAAGGCAGTCCGGTGACACTGCTGGACAAACTGGAGGAATGCGGCGCAAAGGAGCTAATCTGCCACATTGATTCCTACGGCGGCAGCACGTCGGCGGGAATCGCCATGTACAACATGCTTAAAAATTGCGGGGTAAGCGTTACCACCATTGCGGAGGGATTCTGCTGCTCGGCTGCAAGCCTGGTGTTTATGGCGGGGGACAAACGGATCATGCGGGGTGCAAGCCTGCTCATGATCCACAACGCATGGGCGAATGCAGCGGGAAACGCGGCAGAGCTGCGAAAGACAGCGGATGATCTGGACAAAATCAGCAAAACTGCCGCGAACATCTACCGGGAGCACACGAGCCTGGAAGACGGAAAGCTGGAGGAACTGCTGGATGCGGAGAGCTGGATTGACCCGGAGGAGGCCGTACAGTGGGGGTTTGCAACGGCGGTAGAGCAGGAGAAACCGCAGGAGGATGCAGCGTATTCCTCGGCGTTCCAGTGCATCAGGGATGCGCTGAGAAAAGAACCGGAACCGCCAAAGACGGCGTTCCAAAAAATGTTTCGAAATTTTTTGTAAAGGAGCGAAAGCGAATATGGGAATCAAAATGACCAAAAGCCTGGAAGACAGCAAGAAGGAGTTTCGCGCTGCGTATTCCTCCGCCATGCAGGAGGGCAGCGAACAGAAAATGATTGCCTGCCTGGAGAGCTACAGCGAGAACGTGTGCGCGGCAATGCTACAGGAGGCGCAGAGCCTGTCCGTGGCGCAGAGAAACGATGCAACCGTTTTGGCGGCAAGAGGTGTGCGGCAGCTGACCAACGAGGAAACCGCGTACTACAAGGCCCTGGCAGCGGCAATGAGAACGGACGTGTCCGGCGTGAAGAACGCGCTGACTGACATTTCCGTCACCATGCCGGAGACCATCATCGACCAGGTGATGCAGGATGTAAAGTCCAACTTTGAGCTGTTGGATGCCATTGATTTTGTAAACGCCAGCTACATGACAAGCTGGATTTACAACAAGCAGGGCGTGCAGACCGCAAAGTGGGGTGCTATTGGCAGTGCCGTTACCAAGGAGCTGTCCGGCGCGTTCGGCAAAATCAGCGTAACCACCTGCAAGCTGACCGCATTCATGGCGGTGAGCCAGGACTATCTTGACCTGGGCGCGGCATGGCTTGACCGATACGTGCGGGCAATCCTCACAGAGGCAGCAGGCACCGCCATGGAGGCGGCAATCGTGGATGGCACTGGCAACGCGGATAACGCAGATTGCCCCGTGGGCATGACCAGAGACCTGGATAAGGGCAACACAGACGGCTCCACCGGGCTGACCACCTACCCGCAGAAGACCGCAACCAATGTGACCAGCCTTGACCCGGCAACCTACGGCGCGATCCTGGCGAAACTGTCGAAGACGCCAACCGGAAGAAACAGAAAGGTAAGCGACGTGATTCTGGTGTGCAATCCGGAGGACTATTTTACCAAGATTATGCCTGCCACCACCTACATGACCCCCTCCGGCGGCTACGTGTCTAACGTCCTCCCGTTCCCCACAAGGGTTATTCAGAGCGAGGGATGCCCCAAGGGAAAGGCTGTGGTTGGCCTTGGAAAACAGTACATCGGGATGCTGGGAGCGGGCAGCAAAAAGGGTGTTGTAACCTATGACGACTCCGTACAGTTCCTGGAGGACAACAGGGTATACAAGATTCGGCTGCTTGGCAATGGACGGCCCAAGGACAACACCAGCTTCGAGGTGCTGGACATTTCCGCGCTGGCGGCGCTGGCCTATAAGATCGTGCAGGAAAGCACCGGAGAAGCGGTGGGAGGCTAAACCATGGCACTGATGGAAGATGCGCTGGCGTATCTCCAAATCACCTGGCAAGACAAAACCCTCCAGCGCAAGCTGGAGGGCGGGATCGAACGGGGGAAAGTGCTGCTGGAGGAATATGCCGGGACAACGCTCAACTTTGATGTCCCGGGGACGCCGCAAGCGCTGCTGTTTGACTATCTCCGGTACGTGCGGAGCGACGCGACAGAAATGTTCGAGGTCAACTACCAGCGAGATTTGATGCGGCTGAGAAACCTGTACGGAGTAAACGCAGAGGAACCGGAGGTGACGTGATGCGGAGCATCGAGACACCATTAGGACCGCAGACGTTTACGGATGGTTTGGCTACGTTTTACCGGGTGAAAAACACATCCGGCAAGGGGAACCTCCCTAAATACGCCATGGAGCAGTTTGTGGAGGTGCCATTCACCGAAAAGAAGGTCGGTGACGTGCGGTATTATGCCGCCATGCAGGCAGACAGCAGGATTTCCATGGTGATCCGTATCCCGCGTGTGGCAGGAATCCAACCGTCCGGGGACGTTGTAACGCTATCCGGCGACAGCGGGCAGTATAAGGTGCAGAAGGTCGCCAGAAACACCATGACGGTGCCGGAAAGCCTGGATGTGACGTTGGAGATCAGCAAGACGCAATACAAAACGGAGGTGGCATACGGTGACAGTACAGGAATTTAAGGACAAGCTCTGCGAGAACCTGGATGTTCCGGTTTACCACATTCTTGCGGTCCCGGATGCGGAATGCCCCGTTTTGTGTTGGCAGGAACTGCAACAGGCAACAACCTACGGAGACGATGCGCCGGTGTGCAACGTGGTTCAGTGTCAGGTGGATTATTTCACGGAGACGGAATATGACGAGCTTCCGGGGCAAATCGAGCTTGCACTTCTGACTATGGATGTTCGCTGGGAGTTTGACGGAATGACCTATGACAACGATCGGGCCGAATGGCGGTATATCTGGACGGTTTCGTTCCTTGGGGGCGGTTCGGTTGGCTAAAATACAGTTTATCAGCGGAAACAAAACCCTATTTGAGCTGGCACTATCGTCAGACACCGCAGACGTTCAGGCGGCAGTAGCCGCAGGCGCCGACCTGCTGAAGACCTACACCTACAACAAAGGCAGGAGCATGGGCGTATATCGGACTGGCGATACGCTGGGGGCTCTGACCGTGAAAGCACCGAAAAAAGGCGCGGATGGCTGGGAATGCTACGTGACCTACACCGGGCGGAACCGAAAGGGGAACCGAAATGCGGAAGTTGCCTTTATCAACGAGTATGGGAAACGGCACCAACCGGCAAGAGCGTTTAACCGGCTGGCGGTAGAAACTGGAGAACAAGCAATCGTGCAGCGCATGGGAGACGTGCTGCTAAAGGACAAATAGAAAGGAATGATTTGATGGCAACCAATAAATTTGGCGTGGGCGTAAGACGGATGATGATTTTCCCGCTGAAGGCGGAGACGGATACGGCAGTCCCCACCTATGACGCGATGCTGGAAATCGGAGACACCAACGCAGTAAAGGCAAGCCCCACCACTGCAAACGCGACCGCAGACGGAGACGACAAGCAGGTGGCGAATATCTCCCAGGTGACCGGCTGGACGGTGGAATGGACAGGCTGGGGCGTACCTGCGGAGACTGCGGGCAAGCTGTACGGCCACGCACTGACCGGCACAGAAACCAAGCAGGTGGATGAAAAGATGGAGGACATTGCACCCTACGTCGGCATCGGATACCTGCGGACTATGGCGGACAAGACCAATAAAAAGACCTTTATGGCCTACTTCTACTACAAGGCCCAGGCGGTGCAGGGGGAAGAGGAGAGCACCTCCGGCGGCTCCAGCTTGAACCTTGCCTCCACCACCGTAACCTTCAATGCAATCGAGCCGAGCTTTGGCCCCACCAGAAGCTATCAGGAGTTCGACAAAGAGGACGCGGCGGTGGAGTGGCTCAAAACCAAGGCCGGTCAGGCGGGTTAAACCATGGGCGGCGTACTGAATATGCCGAGGGTAACACTCGGAGGTTGGGAATTCCGGCTCCTGTGGAACGGACGGGCCATGATTGAGTGGACGCAAAGGGAAGACGGAGACCAGGATATCGGCATGGAAAACCCGGAGCGGGTGGCGGATATGCTGCACCTGATGGCAAGGGAGGCGTCTGCCGCGTGCAGCGTCTATGGCTACGACGCAGACCCGGTGCCGGACACGGACGAGATGAAAAAATACCTCCGGTACGCTGCAAGTCCATGGGAGCTACAAAGCGCGATTGCGGGAATCAATGCGGCCATTATGTACGGCACCCACAGGGACTACAAGCCGGAGGAAAGCGACATGGTGGACATTGACACGATCGAGTTAAAAAAAAACTAAGTGAAATGGGTGCCGCGCCGGACGACGACACGCTATCGGCGGCGAGCTACATAGCAGTGGGCGTCCGGTGCGGCCTTAGCATCCAGGAAACATTGCAGTACCCGGTCGGGATCATCACCGACCTTTGGGAGATTTACAAGCAATCACACGGGATTAAAGACGACGAAGCGTAGGAGGCGGCGGAATGGCGAAAAGCACCGGAAGAAGTATTGCGACCAAGGTTTCAATTGAGGGCGAAAAACAGTACAGGTCTGCGGTGACAAGCATCAACACGGCGCTGAAAACGCTGAAAACGGAAATGGCAGCGGTTACGGCGACATTCCAGACCAATGCCAACTCGCAGGAAGCGCTTAGCGAGAAACTGAGCGTCCTCACCCGCACCCTTGAAAAGCAGCGAGAAAAAATAACAGTGCTGAACAATGCCATTAAGGCAGGTAAGACGGCACAAGACCAGATGAAAACGGCGGTTGAAAACACCAAGAACCAGCTGGAAGACAACAGAAAAAAGCTGGAAGCCACGGACGCGGCGACGCAAAAGAGCGGGAAGCAGTGGCTTACCTACAAAAACCGGCTAGATGCAGCAAAAGCAGAGCTGGAAGCGCTGAAAAACACGACTGAGGATACATCCAGCAAACAAGCAGAGCTTGAAAAAGAGATCAATGACCTCAACGGGAAAATGACAGCGCTGAACACAAGTACAAACGGCGCGGCGGAGGAAACCGGAAAGCTACTGGAGACACAAGCAGAACTGACAAAAGACCTTACCGTACAGGAAGGAAAGCTCCAGAGCACAACAAATAAAACAGAAAAATGGCAGCAGCAGCTGAACACCGCGAAAGCGGAGGAAGCGAACCTGACTGTTGAGATCAATAAAACAAACGGATATCTGGAAGAAGCAAAGAACGCCTCAGACCACTGCGCAACCTCCATTGACAAGATGGGAAAAGAGGTCAAAGAAGCGGCAGCGGACATGGAGGACGGTGCAGACAGCACATCCCGTGTCAGCGAATCCTTTGATACACTGTCCTCCATTTTGGTCACATCCGGCGTTGTAGAGGGTATCCGCAAGGTGGCGGCGGCACTGAAAGAGTGCGTGGACGTATCGGCAGACTTCCACTACACAATGGCAACGGTGCAAGCGGTATCCGGCGCGACCACGGACGAAATGGGCAAGCTGGAGGCCCAGGCAAAGGACTATGCCGCTACCACGGTGTTTATGGCCCAGGACGTGGCGAATGCCTATCAGGTCATGGGACAGGCGGGCTGGACGGTGGACGAAATGCTGGACTCCATGGCAGGCACCATGAGCCTTGCATCGGCGTCCGGCGAAGACTTGGGGGACACAACCAATATGGTTGTGGACGCTATGACCGCATTCGGCTATGGAGCGGATCAGGCGGGACACTTTGCGGACGTACTGGCAAGAGCTTCGGCGGACACAAACACTTCTGTGGCCTTGCTGGGCAACAGCTTCCAGGCCTGCGCCACAACGGCGGGCGGCATGGGCTACAGCATTGACGACGTTGCAGTAGCTTTGGGTATTATGGCGAACAACGGCCTCAAGGCGGAGATGTCCGGCACGGCGCTGACCACGGCGCTGACCAGAATGTCCGGCGCGAATGAGACGGCAAACGGAGCCATGGAAGACCTGGGGCTGACCATGTTTAACGCAAGCGGACAGGCAAAGCCGCTGGGACAGTTCCTCGGGGAGCTGCGGGACAGCTTTGCGGGCATGACCGAGGAGCAGAAGATCAACAACGCCTATATGCTGGCAGGTCAGCGGGGAATGAAGGGGCTGCTGGCCATCGTTAATGCCAGTGACGAGGACTGGAACAACCTGACAGAATCCATTGCAAACTGTTCCGGCGCGGCGGAGGATATGTCCAATATCAAGCTGGATACCTACACAGGGCAGGTAAAGCTGGCGAAAAGCGCGTTGGAAGGGCTGGAAATCGCGGTAGGAGACAAGCTGACGCCGGCGCTGGGAGAGCTGGCAGAGGGCTTTACGGGCGTGCTGACCGGAATGACGAAGTTTGTAAACAAAAATGAAGAGGCAGTGCCGGTGATAACCGGAGTTGTGGCGGCGCTGGCAACGTTTACAACCGGGATCACGGTAGCGACAACAGCGGTAAAGGTGTTCCAGCTGGTGACAAGCACACTAGGCGGAGTTATTAACCCGGTAGCAATCGGAGTTGGAGCGCTTAGTACAGTACTGGGTGTTGCAACTGCGGCATTTATCGGCGGCAGGGACGAGGCAAACGAATGGTCGAGCGCGGTCAACGAGGCGAAAAAATCCGTTGAGGGCTGGGAAGAAACGGAAGCGACCATGGAAGCCAGCCAAGAAAAAACAATGGGGTTGCTGCAAAGCCTCATATCACTGACCGGGCAGGAGAACAAAACAGCTGCACAGACAGCGCAGATAAAGACCACGGTTGACCAACTCAATAACTCCGTTGAAGGCCTAAACCTCAGCTATGACGAAGAGACCGGCAAACTGAACATGACAACGGAGGCACTCGAAGCATACGTAAGGACAATGATGCTCCAGCAAAAGGCAGAAGCCATTGTAGACCAAATGGTACAGCTGGAGAGCAACCGCTACACGCTGGAAAAACAACTGGCTGATGCACAGGAAGAATTGGCAGAAGCACAGGAAAACACAAACAAGGCGATTGAAGACGGAACGGCCTCCTATGACGATATGCACAGCCGAGAGGTTGCGGCACAAGAAAAGTGTGACGAACTACAGGCCTCATTGGAGGATGTGAACGGCTCCTATGCGTCCTTGGAAGGCCAGTACAACAGTATTACTGGCGAGGTCGAAGAATACAACTCAAAAACGGAGGACGCAAGCGACCAAACCGGGGAACTGGGGGACATCGCAGAAAACACAGCTGGGGCAGCTGAAGAGCTGACTGAAGAAATGCAGGAAGCCAACGATGCGCTGGCAGACGTGACGGACAAGGCCGCAGACGCAACGGAATCCGGCGGAGACCTGCGAAGCGTTTACGAAGACCTAGAAAGTGAGTTTGAAAAGTACAAGGACACCGCGTCGGAGGCGGCGGTGAAGACGGCGGAAATACAGCTGGCGGCGCTGAACCTGAGAGCAACCAACGAGGAACTGATTACGCAGTATCCGGGGTTGGTGGCCGGGGTGGAAAGCCTAGGGATCCCATTGGAAGACCTCAGTCAATGGCTGATTAACAACGAGATCAGCGCGGAGGAATGGGGCGAAGGCGTAAACAGCGTCAAGGACAGCATTATAAACGGCTTCCAGAAGCTGAGTACGGATGCAGAAATTTCGCTGTCGGACATGGCGGCAAACCTGGAGTACAACGTACAAGCATATCAAAACTGGGATCAGAATCTAACAGACCTAATGGCGGACGCAGTTGCGAACAACGATCAGGGTGCGATTGATCTAATCAACGTAATGCGGAATCTTGGCGTCGGGTATGCAGCTCAAGTCCAGGCGATGGTGGACGACACATCCGGAAACTATGAGAAACTGGCAGCCGCAATGGGCGAAGTCGGAGAAACCGGAGGATGGGCTTTTTACAATAGCACGAACGAAAGTCTTGCAAGAGTAGACGGGCTGTACGGAGAATACAGCGCCTCCGGAGCAGAAACATTACAGACGGGTGATTATGAAGGAGCCGGTGCAGCCAATGCAGAGGATTACGCGGGCGGAGTAGAAGGCCAGACCGGAACCGTGGAAACGGCTGCGGAGGCGGTCTCGGACGCCGGTGCGGGCGCCGCTGAGGGCGAAAAGAGCAAATACAGGGACGCAGGCGGGAGCGCAATCACCCAGTTTAAGATTGGTATGCTGGGCAAGCAGGAAAGCGTTAAGGTGGCGGCGCAGACCATAGCGGCAAGCGCGGCAAGCCAGTTTAACACAGTAAGCTGGTACAACGTTGGATACAGCATTGCGGCGGGCGTGGCGAGAGGAATCAACGCCAATAGCTGGATGATTAGACAAGCGGCGGAAAATGCTGCGCAGAATGCATACGAGGCGGCAAAGGACAGACTGGGGATTCGGTCTCCAAGCAGGGTTATGGCGGAGGTGGGCCGGTATTATGACGAGGGCTTCGCGCAGGGCATTACGGAGCACATCAGCGAGGTAACAAAAGCAGCGAATCGAATGTCGCGGGAAAGTGCAGCGGGCGTTTACGGGGCAGGAAACCGCGCAGAAACGGAGAAAAAAAGCAAAGAAAGCGGGAACGGGAATCAGAAGCTGGAAAAAATACTGGAGCAGTACCTGCCGGAAATCGTAGAAAAGATGGACAATGGGAGCGGGATCACTGCAAAGGGGCTGGCGAAAGCGGTAGCACCGTACATCGACAGCGATCTGGGAAGCAAGGAACGGAGGAAGCGCCGTGGCAACTAATCACTACCATTCGGTAGATTTTACAAGAGAGGCAAACGGAGAGACGGTAACGTACAACTCCTATGAGGACTGGGGGCTGTACCTGACGGAGCCGGTGGTGGTCTCCGCCCCGGAACCAAACACCTATATGGTGGAGGTTCCAGGGCGAAACGGAAGCCTTGACCTGACGGAAAGCACCATCGGGACAGTGACCTATCAGGACAGAGAGATTGAGTTTCCGTTCCTTTGCCGGAAGAAACGGAAGGAATGGAACAAAATCTACACGGACGTGATGAACGCGGTACACGGCAGAAGATGCGAGATAACGTGCAGTGACGATCCGGATTATACCTATGAAGGACGGGTGACTGTGGACGAATGGGATGCGGATGGGACAATGGCATTTCCGACGCTCCGGGCGACGGTGCGGCCATTTAAGACAGAAAAAACAGAACGGGAATATGCGGTGGAGCTGTCGGCGGAAAGCGAAAAGAAAATCAGGCTGATCGGCGTCAGGAACGATATGTATACGCTAAACTCCGGCAGCGGTGACGCGAAGAAAACGGTGATCGTATTCGGGTCTAAAAACGTGCGGAGCGTTGACTGGAGCCTTTTCAAGGCGCTAACGGTGGAATACGACAAAAAAGCCGGGAGGAAAGTAAGCATCGCGGTTAAAGCAGGGGATAAGAGCGTGGGAAGCCTGGAGCAGGTGCAGAGCACACATTACGCCTGGACGCTGGAAAAAGCAAAAACCACAATTGATTGGGGAAAAATATACAGAGTAACCGTGACGGGAGATGTAAGCAACGTAAAAATATACGGGACGCTGCAAGCGAACGCGACAATCACGGTGGAAGGCTCGGCAAAGCCGGTAATCCCAACCATTGAGACAACCGCAGACGTAAAGATCACGGTCAACGGGCAGGGATATGACGTGACCGAAGGAACATACTTCAACGAAAACATTATAATCCGAAATGACCCGGTGACGTTTGCAATCGCGGCGAAGAACGCAGTGACCGGCGGCGAGACTGTGACGATCCGGTACAGGAGGGGAAGCCTGTGAACGTAAACAGCAACCCGGCGCTGTGGGCCGTTTATGCGGGGGATGTATGCATTGACCACCCGAATCTGTACGATCAAGGGCGCGTGGTAGCGGAAATAGAAATTGACTTGGAGGTAAACGCTCATGGGTCGATGAAGTTCACGGTGCCGATTACAAACCCTGGGTATGATACGGTAACACAGCTGGGGACAGTTGTAATTGCAACCTACGGCGGAAGAAAAGTATTTCGGGGACGGGTAGCGGACACCACGCGGGACTTTTACAACAATGTGGAGGTGTACTGTGAGGGGCACTTGGCGTTCCTTTGCGACTCGATGCTACCGCCGTTTGCGTACAAGGGAACCGTGACAAACTTTTTGAAGTTTGTCCTGGAAACCCACAATAGCGAGGTGGAGGATTACAAGAAGCTATACCTGGGGACTGTGACGGTGACAGACCCGGACAACAACGGGGTGCTGGTACGATCCAGCGAGTCCAGTATATCCAGCTGGGAGGCGGTTTCGGGCAAGCTAATTGATATGCTGGGCGGGTACGTAATGGTCAGGGAGGCGGACGGGAAATATTATGTGGACTACCTGGCGGAGCTGACCGAAAAAAGCAACCAGACCGTGGAATTTGGAGAAAATCTGCTTGACCTGGAGGAGCACATTGACACCGAGAACATTGTAACGGTGCTATACCCGTTCGGGGCGCGGATTGAAGAAAACGGAACAAACGAAAACACCTACGACAAATATACGGAAGAACCAGAAACATCCGGGCTGACACTGTGGCACGGGAACCGGGTGACGGTGCGGGAGGCCAACGGCGGAACCATGTATGTGGAGGATGCGGACGGTATCAAGGTCTGGGGGAAAATCTGGGGGACAAACGTATGGGACGACGTGACGCTGCCCAGCAATCTGCTGACCAAGGCGAAAGCGTGGCTCAAAAACCAGGTGAAGGCCACGACGACAATCGAACTGAACGCCGTAGACCTGCACATCGTGAACATTGAGATTGATGATATACAGCTAGGGGAAATCGTACACGTGAGGTCAGCGCCGCATGATCTGGAGACGGATATGCCGTGTCTAAAAATACATCTGGAGCCGGGGGCGCCGGACAAAAGCACGGTAACGCTGGGGGCCACGGAAGCGGAGCTTACCAAGAGCATTGCAAAAGAGAAGCAGGAGGCCACGACACCGGAGGAGATCGTAAAAAAGGTGTGGGAGCGGATGACGGCGGCTGAGGGGGTAGCAACGTAATGTACACCATCAAGCGGGAGACGCTGGCGGCAATCACGGAGAAAATCCGCGAGAAAACGCACAGGACGCAAACGATCCTCGGGGGAAATATCCCGGCGGAAATTGAAACGATATGGGCAAAGCCGCCGAACATCAACACCAACGGTGGGGTATCACCGGACAGCTCAAACTTTGACGGAGCAATGGCGGCGGCGGTTTGCGGAATGACTTACTGGAACGCAAAGGCAAGCGGAACAAGGGCGTTTGCATATCAGGACGGATTCGGCCCGATGAAGCCGACCAATGCGGACGGAACCGGGAGATTATCCGACGAAAGTGGTGCGGGCGTAATGGACTGCTCGTCGTACACCGGATTCGTGCTGCGAGGAATCGGGTATCTAAAAAGCCCGTTTGCGGGGATCACCGGGGCGAACCAGTCCTATGCACCGCAAAACGTGAAAGCAACAAACGACGCATGGGCGGAGCAGTTTTTTGACAAACAACCGATGGACGCAGATATTGCATACATTGGGGACAAATACAAGACAGCGGACGGGTACCTGCGGATTGTGACAGCCTCGGACATTGCAGCTTATTATGCAAGGATGTCACTGACCTTTTGGCCCGGGGAACGAAACGTGAAGCCCGGCGACCTGTGCTTTTTCTACAAAACAAACGATGACGGAACACTGGTATACCCAAAGCGATATTTCGGGATCAGCCACGTTGGGATGATGATTAGCGAGGACAAATTTTTAAACATTACCAGTTACCCGGCAAGCGGAAACTTGATTGTAACAAATACGTCAGCAAGAGCACCGTTTTTATACGCGAGGCCGCTGTACGGGGCACTGACGAACGGCGCACGCGGAGATTTAAGCGCCGGGGCAACAGACCTCATCCCTGACGTATGGTCGGGAATACCGCAAGGGAACAGCACCACAAACGGGCTAGGGTTCACACTGACCGGGAAAAAATTGAGCCTGAGCGGACAGGCAACGTCCGGCATCACAAAAACGCTAATATCAAAATCATGCCCAGTGCAGTTGCCGCCGGGGGCCTACAAGCTATCCGGATTTGTCAACGGGACAGGGACAAACACAAAAAATGCAAGCCACTCCATGTGGGGTATCCGGATCTATGATGCAGACACCGGGAGCGGGATCACCGGAACGACAACCAGCAGCGACGGGGCCAGCACGGCGGAGAGAACGCCGGTGTGGGATATTGGCGGCGGCGCGACGTTTACGCTGACAAAGACGACGAGAATTTACGCGAATATGTGGCTGACAAGCAGCATGGACGTGAGCGGGATTTCGGCGGAACCAAAGTTGTGCAGAATATGAAAGGAGTGAGGGAATGGAAATTGAGTTATCTAACGGGCAGTTAAAATTATGGCAGTGGGACACAGAGCAGAAAGTCAAGGTACCGGAGAATGTGCCGACGGTGCACTTTAAGTTTGGGAGTTCTGCGGTGGAGATTCCGGTAGCAGACCGGTGGGTCAAAGTGCCAAATGAACTGCTGCAAACCGGGAAGGACATCCTGCTCTGGACGTACAAAGAGGATCACACCCTGGATGCCGCGCGAATCCCGGTGGAACGCAGGCCAAAACCAGATGGATACGCATACACACCCACGGAGGTTAAAACGTGGGAGAGCCTGGATGCGAGGATTAAGAAGCTTGAGGCCGGTGGCGGCGTTGCCGGTGTATCCTCAGTCAACGGTGAGACCGGGCACGTGACCATCACCGCCTCCGGGATCGGAGCCGCAACGCCGGATGAGGTTACGTCCGCTGTAAATAGTGCCTGGGCCGAGGCACAGAAGACGCTGGGGCCATTGTTTGATGCAAAACAGCCAAAGGGCGACTACATTACGCAGGACGGGCTACAGAGCGCTACCAATGCCGCATTGGCACAGGCAAAAGCGTCCGGGGAGTTTGACGGTGCTCCGGGCGCAGAAGGCCCGCAAGGCCCAACGGGAGACACAGGCCAACAAGGCCCCGCAGGCCCTACAGGCCCCGCTGGTGCCGGGCTGGATGTCACCGGCGCTACCGTCGGCCAGACCGTTAAAATCTCTGCGGTGGATGCTAACGGGGTGCCGACGGCGTGGGTGCCGGTGGATATGGCGAGTGGAGGGGGCGCTAAAGGAGAGCCTACTTTAATCGCCCAAATCGACTTTGAGCAAAACTCCGTACACGTTATCACCCAGTCCGAGCTTGCAAACCTCACAGAGCTGATTTTTATCAGTCTGGGGGTAAAAAGCACAGCTACAATCCAGAGCTATTATGCCCTGTATATCAACGATCAAAGGATCTGCGCGAACTTAGTGCCGATACAGGTAAGCAGCAGCTCAGACAGCTGGAATTTTGCCGGCACCGTAAGATACAACGGAATTTTTTGGGAACCGCGACTGCAGAACACCCACGCCGGAGCTGATCCAACTGGGAGTGTATCAGCGTATATCTCATCCTCCCAGAGCGGCATACTCGGCGTTGGCCCTGCAACAAAAATAACGCTCATGGTCCCAAACCCATTGTACAAGGCCGTCGCTGGGACACTCTCCATATACGGGAGGTGATGCGTGATGAGGATATACATCAACGGCGTTGTACGCGATGCTACGCCGGAGGAAGTCGCGGAGTACGAGGCTATGGTGGATCCAAAGTTGGTTCCGGCGCCACCATCAGAGGCCGAGGACATCAGTGCACTAATCGTGGATCATGAGTACCGGCTCACTATGCTGGAGCTTGGGCTCGCAGAATAAGGAGGTAAGCAAATGTTGTACAGGACACTCAAACGCATGATCGAGAGAGGGCAGACCGACGGAATGGAGGATAAACTCGACATCTTTTACGCCGCCGGGAAGCTCACGGAAACGCAGTACACGGAGCTGATCGGTATGCTGCACCCGGAGCCGTGAGGAGGCAGTATGCAGGAGATCATCATAGCAGTCGCTCCGTCTCTCATCACCGGCGGGTTGGCGCTGGTGGGCGTGGTTATCACCAACCGCCGTACTGCCAGAGAGATGCAGGCCACGCTGGAGCAAAAACAGGCGGTGACGGACACCAAAATTGAGGAGCTGACCCGGGAGGTCAGGGAGCACAATGGATTCGCCCGGCGTATGCCGGTGGTGGAGGAGCAGATCAAGGTAATTAACCATCGGATTAAAGATTTGGAGGCTGATAATCATGACCATTAAAACGAAAAACTGGTGGAAAGCAGCGGGCATCCGCGCCGTAAAAACCGTGGCGCAGACGGCTGTAGCAATGATCCCCGCCGCCGTAACCATCGGGGCGGTTGACTGGGTTACCGTGGTGGGCACTGCGGCTCTGGCGGGCATCGTGAGCCTGCTGACGAGTATCGCGGGGCTTCCGGAGGTAAAGGAGGATAATGATGGCTAAACTCATTGGCATTGATGTCTCCGAGCACAACGGCGCTCTGGACTGGGCAAAGATCAAAAAGGCGGGTATCAGCTTTGCAATCATCCGCACCGGCTACGGCACCGGCCACACTGATACCTATTTTAAGCGCAATATCGAAGGTGCCCTTGCGCAGGGCATCCATGTGGGCATCTATCATTTCTCCTATGCGCTGGACGCTTCCGGGGCGAAGAATGAGGCGGCATTTGTTCTCAAGATGCTGGAGCCCTACAAGGACAAGATTGCCCTTCCGGTGTTTTACGATTTTGAGTATGATACCGTCGATTACGCCAAAAAACAGGGCGTGACGTTGGGCAGGGAAGCGTTTAACGCCCATACAGTGGCATTTTGCGAGGCTGTCAAAGCAGGGGGCTATACTCCTGGCGTGTACTATAACTTAGATTATCTCCGCAACTATGTGGACAAGGATCGGATCGGCAAATACGCCCAGTGGTATGCCCAGTATGCCGACAAGGCCAGCACCAACAGCTGGGACTTTTGGCAGTACAGCAGCAGCTACACAATCCCCGGATGCTCTGGACGGTTTGACATCAACGTAATGGCGCACTCCGGCAGTGTCACCAGCAGCCGCAAATATACGGTAGGCTGGCATCAGGATAGCAAGGGTTGGTGGTATGCGGATACCTCCAATACCTACTATAAGGGCCGCTGGGCGAAGATCGACGGCAAGTGGTACAGCTTTGACAAGGAGGGCTATATGTTGAGCAATACGTGGCAGGTAGAGGCCGGAGGTGACACCTATTATCTGGGTGCCGACGGCGATATGCAGACCAACATGGTTGTCGGACTGGGCAGTGACGGCAAGCTACAGCCCATTGAGCCGTGGTACCACCTGCTGAGTGATGTGCCTACCGGATACCGCAAGGAGCTGGATCCTCTGATTGCCGCCGGGAAACTCAAGGGCAAGAGCGGAGATGGGGATGATCTGGTGCTGGATATGCCGCTGAGTGCATTGCGAGTGCTGATTATCCTGAATCGGTAACAGGAGGTGACGGGGATGCAGATCAAGGACTATACAGTTCCGGAGTTGGAGCATTTCCGGGCAGCCTGCAATTTTACCAGTCTGGAGCGGGAATTTTTCGACCTGCGGGCAGCGGGAATAACGATCGAAAGTTGCTGCGACGCGATGGGGTATTCCATTGGTGGGATACGGCACATTTCCGGACGGGTAAAAAATAAAATGAAACGGGT